GGACGTAAGAGAAAGTAATGGCAAAACCAAAAGGTGGATTAACTAAATGGTTTAAAGAAGGTTGGGTAGATATATCCAGACCTAAGAAAGGCGGTGGGTACATGCCTTGTGGGCGTAAAACTTCCAAGAAAGGAAAATATCCTAAATGTGTACCAAGAGCCAAAGCCGCTAGAATGACAAAAGCACAGATTCGTTCAGCAATTCGCAGGAAAAGATCTGTTAAACAAGGAGTCGGGGGTAAGCCTACAATGGTAAGAACCTTCGCAAAAAGAAAGAAGCGTACTACTAGACGTAAACGCTAAGCAAAAAGGAGAGAAATATGGCAGGTTTTTTACAAGGACCTACTGGGAAACATAATACCCAGAAGATCAGAAAACATAAACTGAAAAGAGGAATTACCAGAGATATGAATGCAGCAGCAGGCGCTTTGGTTAATACTAAAAATCCATATGGTATAGAAGCAATGAGATACAAAGCTGCAGCTAAACCTATTGGACCAAGGTATGGAAAGACTACAAATCCCCCAAGAGCGAGATTTGGTAAGAGAGTCTAATGGCTCTAACAACTGGAGAGAAATCTAGACTAAAAAGAGTCGGACTTTCTAGACTTAACGCTCCTAAAAGAACACCAAAGCACAAAACAAAAAAAGCTGTGGTTGCTGTTCGAGTAGGGGGTAAAGTTAAGGTTATACGCTTCGGCGCACAAGGAATGGGACATAATTATAGTCCTGAAGCCCGTAAAAGCTTCAAAGCTCGACATGCAAAGAATATTAGAAAAGGTAAGTCCTCAGCGGCATACTGGGCTAATAAAGTATTTTGGGCAGGTAAAGGTGGTTCTAAGAAAAGACCACCAAAATCACAAAAACACGTTAAAGGAATTAGAAGAAGGAAAAAATAATGCAAGTAGACGGAAGAAAACTTTGGTTAGATGAATGTTTGATCAACAGCACAGCTTTACTTGTTCACAGTGAAAAAACTGAAGAACAACGAAAGTTAACTTTAAGAGAGCAGAAGATAAAGCAATTATCTACTGCTTATTTATATCTATATACTAAGATGCAAGAAGAAGGATTAATTTCTTCTGAGGATGAGGACAACTTTTTTAAACTTGAGACCTTACACTAATGCTTACTATCAGTAGAGAAGACATTGTAGGCGAGTATCTTATGGATTATAATGAGCAAGCTCGTTATTTAAAACTACCGGTTGACGGTTATATGGATCTTCTTGGTATAGAGCCTAACAGTAGTCAAACAGCAATTATCAATGCAATCAACAATCCAAAGTATCGTTTTGTTTGCGCAGCAGTTTCTCGTAGACAGGGAAAAACTTATATAGCTAATATAATCGGGCAACTAGTATCTCTAGTTCCTGGTTCACATATACTGCTTATGTCGCCTAACTACTCACTATCACAAATATCATTCGATTTACAAAGAGGACTTATCAAACATTTTGGACTAGAGGTAGTCAAAGATAATGCAAAAGATAAAGTAATCGAACTTTCTAATGGTTCAACAGTTAGAATGGGATCTGTAAATCAGGTTGATTCAGTGGTCGGTAGAAGTTACGATTTAATTATTTTTGATGAGGCAGCTCTCGTAAATGGAAAGGATGCATTTAACGTTGCATTACGTCCAACACTGGATAAAGAAAATTCAAAAGCAATATTCATTTCTACTCCTAGGGGTAGGAATAACTGGTTTGCTGACTTTTATTACAGAGGATTCAGCGATGAGTTCCCAGAGTGGGCATCTTTACGAGCAACTTATCATGAAAATCCCAGATTATCAGAACAAGATATTAAAGAAGCAAGAATTAGTATGTCAGAGGCTGAATTTAGCCAAGAATATGAAGCAGACTTTAATATCTATGAAGGACAAGTATGGGCCTTTGATCATGAAACATGTATATCCGACTTAGCTCAATTTGAGACAAGAAAGATGGATGTGTTTGCCGGGCTTGACGTCGGGTACAAAGACCCTACAGCCTTCTGTGTAATCGCATATGATTGGGATGAACAGAAGTACTATGTTGTCGATGAATACTTAGATGCAGAAAGAACCACCGAACAACACGCAATTGAAATACGAAAATTAGTTAGCAAATGGAGTATAGATTATATCTATATTGATTCCGCCGCTCAACAAACTCGTTTTGACTTTGCACAGAACTACGATATTACTACTATAAATGCTAAGAAATCAGTCCTTGATGGCATTGGTAAAGTAGCAACTGTAGTTGATAATAACCAATTAATTGTAGACCAACAGTGTTCAGAAACATTGATGTGTCTAGACCAGTATCAATGGGATCCAAATCCCAACTTGTTGAAAGAGAAACCAAAGCACAATCAAGCGTCTCACATGGCCGATGCATTGAGGTACGCTCTATATTCTTTTGAAACAACTGCGACTACTTTCTAGCATGTCAAAAATAACTCTTGACTTTTGGTTGTATAGTTGATATAATTGATATTATAAAGTGGAATTAAAGAGAGATCTCATAAAATATATACGGGACAAGGCAAAGTCCAGGTATCAGAAAACAGATAATTGTTTTATCTGTGGAAGTCAAGACAATTTAGACTTTCATCATTTCTATTCATTGACAGAGTTGTTAGAAGAATGGATGAGAAAGAATAACCTAAAGATAACAACAGAAGAACAGATTCTCGAATTACGAGAAGAATTTATAAAAGAGAACTTTGATAGAGTATATAATAAAGCTGTTACTATATGCCATAAACATCACTTGAAGTTACACTCAATTTATGGGAAAAAACCAAAACTTATAACAGCACAGAAACAAGAAAGATGGGTGGAGATTCAAAGAGACAAACATGGCATGGTATGATTTTATAACAGGTGGAAATAAAAGCATGGGAGAGAAATCTAACCCTGCTCAATATATTATTTCTAGAGACGAAGGCATTAGTGTCGAATCTCGTGAAGTTGTTACTAATTATAGAGACGCATATGAGAAGCTAGAAGTAGTAAATCGTAGTGTAAACATGATAGTTGATGACGTTGCTGAAATTCCTTTTGAGATAGGAGACAAGATACTTGGTATCAGCCCTGTTCTTAAGAATATTAGAAGATCACGAGTTAACTTACTACTAAACTTTGAGCCTAATCCTTATCAAGATGTAGGAACTTTCAAAAGAAATCTTGTTATAGACTTATTACTAGATGGTAATATATTTATATACTATGATGGCCTACACTTATACCATCTACCTGCTGACAAAATGAGAATATTGACAGACGAAAAAGAATACGTCGAAAAGTATGAATTTGACAGTAGTATCGATTTTCAACCTAACGAAATCATTCATATAAAAGAAAATAGCTTTCACTCCATTTACAGAGGAGTGCCTAGACTTAAGCCTGCGTTTAGAACAATGAACTTACTTGCAAACTTAAGACATTTCCAGGATAACTTCTTCAAAAACGGAGCAGTACCAGGACTAGTACTTAAAAGTCCTAACACTCTTTCAGAGAAAATAAAAGAGAGAATGTTACAATCATGGACAGCAAGATACAATCCGGTATCTGGAGGTAGAAGACCTTTAGTTCTTGATGGTGGTTTAGAGGTAGATAAACTAACAAATATAAATTTTAAAGAATTAGACTTTCAAGATTCAATTAAGTCTTGTGAAAGAATAATACTAGAAGCGATGGGCGTACCTCCAATCTTAATGGATGGTGGTAATAACGCAAATATAAGACCTAATCATAGGTTGTACTACTTAGAAACAGTACTTCCTATAGTTAAAAAGTTTAAGTATGCATTAGAAAGATACTTTGGTTTTGAAGCAAATGAGAATGTATCAGGAATACCTGCATTACAGCCTGAGCTTAGAGATCAAGCTGCTTATTATGCAACACTTGTTAACACAGGTATTATGGCTCCTAACGAAGCTAGAGAAGCCCTAAGATTAGAAAAAGTAGATGGATTTGATGAGCCTAGAGTACCTGCAAATATAGCAGGCTCAGCTGCAAACCCAGAACAAGGTGGGAGACCCCCAGAAGAAACAGAGGAAAACAATGAATAAAGTAGCAATTATAAAAAGCATGGCAGAATGGATGGGAGAAAAAGGAAAGTTTTACTCTATGAACGAGTATCAAAGAGCAAAAGATGTTCCAGCAAACTTTTGGATGCTAAGAAAACAATTTGGAAGTTGGTCAAGAATACAATTACTTATAAGAACTAACCATCCAGAATTATTCTCTAAAATGAATAAAGGCATATCTACTAAGGTAACGCCTGTTGTCGAAAAGAAGACAGCCAAGCCAGCTAAGAAAGCAGCTGTTAAAAAGGATACAAAATAATGAAAAAAATATTTCATATTTCTAGTACATTTGAGAAATCCAATATTGATGAAGATGGATCTATCGTAATAAAAGGATTAGCAAGTACTAATGCTTTAGATAGAACTGGTGATGTAATCGATCACAACGCATGGAAAGAAGGAGGCCTAGACAATTATTCAGGCAACCCTATTATTCTTTTCAATCATGACTATAATAGACCAATTGGTAGAGCAAAATATTGCGATGTTACTCAAAATGGTTTAGAGTTAGAAGCAAAAATTTCAAAGTCTGCGGGTGATATCGTAGACCTGATAAAAGATGGTGTTCTTGGAGCCTTTTCCGTTGGTTTCAAAGTCAAGGATGCTGATTATAACAAAGAAACTGACGGATTTTTAATTAAAAGTGCAGAACTTCTTGAAGTATCGGTGGTAAGCATACCAGCTAACCAAACGGCTACTTTTTCTATTGCTAAGTCTTTTGACAGCGATGGGGATTATGAGAAGTTTAAAGCACAATTCAACAAGGCTCACTCTGTAGAGTCAGTTATAACTGACAAAACTGAGCAGCCAAGTGCCGCAAATGCGGATATTATGGAGAAAGATATGTCGAATGACAATATAAGTCCAGAGT